CTACTGGAATTATCCAAAGCTAAATCAAACCAAGCATCTACTTTTTTAGTATTCTGATCAAGAGTTCTGTCACCATATAGTACAATAGCAAACTCTTTTTCTAACCACGTTGTGTTAACTCATACTTTCATATGAGACCAGACTATATCTTTATTTATATTTCCAAATAAACCCTTTATGAGTTTTTCTATTAAGTTTACCGTTACAACATTCTGTAATATGAGATAAATTTCCCCCTACTTGTCTAGCTGCTTCACTTGCTGAAGGGTATTCGTTTATCTTAATCATATTAACATCATATTGTATTACAGGCTTACTTGTATTTTTTATACGAACTTCAATATTTTTTATTGAAGGAGATTTACCCTTATTAGCTTTAATACAAGCTTCTCTACATTGAGGAGAAATAATTCCAGATTCTCCTCCTTTTGTTGCGTTTAAAAGTTTAAATCCCCACTGCCTAAACTGTTCAATCCAATAAATTTCAGTAAATACCCATTCATCATCAGAAACTTCCTCAAGTAATTTTATAATGGGTTTGGCATTTAGTTTAGCAAGTTTTCTAATCCAGTTAGCTCTATGATTTTTTTCATAAGTAATCATATGTTTACATAGTCTATCATTCAAAGAATATTTAGTTTTACCAACATATCTTATTTCGTTAGTAAATGGATCAGAAAGTGTATAAATTTTAGTCATTTTTGGAAATATAAATAGCTACCGTTTCCCAGAATATTATTATTCCAGTACTCCCTTACGGGATAGTCGTTGAACCTCTCTCATACAACTAACTGTTGCTTAGAGATTTGGCTGCTGATTGTCCATACAAATATACGAATAATTTTTGAACTTTCACACTTATTTTTTCAAATTATGTTGTAGTTTATTCGTCTTTAGGATATTCCAGCAATTAGATAGCTTTAACGAGGGCAGTGTTAAATTCACCCTCCCAGGCTTTTCCCTGAGTTTTAGCTCTGCGTTCTTTAGCACCTCCTTCATCCTGAATCCACTCATAGTGAGCTGTAAGAAATACTTCTTTCTCTACAAGTTTAACTTCAGTTAAAAACTTACTTATAAGTTCATTATAGTGGTTATAGATATCAAATCCTCTTTTAGTTCTTTTAGCTTCTGCCAAGAAAAGATCTAAAACAGCACTTAAACTATCAATAACAATACAATCAATTTCAGAATTTTCACTATAAGCTTTCAAAGCTGCAAATACTCCAGCAGGAGCTGTCGGTTTACCGTGAAACTTAAAGTTACCTTTAAACGGAAGTGGTTTGTTTTCAACATTAATAAAGCCAGTAGTCTCTCTGTTCATATTCCTGAAGGAATACGTTTTACCTTTACCAGATTGACTGATAATTAAAACTTTATAATAATCTCTAGCCATTTAATCCTTTGTTTTAATTTTAAAACCAATTTTATTTAACATATCGTCTTCTAAATCGTTTTTATTACCGTCATCTTCTACGTCTATAATTTCTACACCCAGAAACTCTAATAAAGTATTCAACAGTTTTGCAATAGTTTTTTCATCTGTTTCACCAGATACTACAAGCCTGTTTAATTTTTTAGAGTCTATGATATCAGGATACTCTAACAGATACCCTTCTTCACAAGTGTGTATAGTTATAAAGTTATCTTCTGGGGTTCTTTTAGTCATAAATTTTAGATTATATGTGGTTCGTAACCCAAAGTTTTCTTAATTGGTGCTGTGGTTTCTTTATCAGTCGTTGTAGTCCCTGAACTTCCAAATCCACCACGAGATGTTTTTGTAAGAATATCTACTTCTTTGAATTTAATTGTTGTGAATAAGTCTAGAATTTTCATATACCAGGGAGCATCTTCACGAAGTTTTACTGTAAACTGACAAATTCTTGAATTCTTTTCTATAAAAGTAGATTTCGATAAACACAAAGCAGGAAACCCCCACCTATCTTTCATACCACCGTACTCTGTGTCTATTTCACCTATAGAATTAGTTTGAATTATACCAAACTTTTTGAAAGTAGAACTTCTCGGTTTAATCTCAGCTTTGTACCAATCAGGTAGTTGCATAGAAACACCTAAATCCAGAATCTCAAAATCGAGATATTCCATACTGTAATTTTTGGACACAGATAAGTCTATCCAGTTACCGTATTTTTCAAGTACAAAATCCTTGTTGTGTTTAAAATACTTTACAGTTTTTATCATCATTTGTGTTTTATAAATTGTTCTAAATACTCTTCATACGTTATTACATCGTCTTTATCAACCATTGAATAAGTATTAGTTTCGTCTGCTATCAAATATTTATTTGGATCTTTTGCTTCTAAAACACTTACCCATCTTTTTCTGGATTTTTGATAGTAATTCTTAAGTCCAGAGTTCTTTGGTATTAACGTCATGTTTTTGAATTTTAGAATAGACAACATCTGCCATTTCAGAAACTTTAGGAAGTTCTTTAAAGAAATTAGCAGCACCATTGAAATACAACTGTGTAGTTACTGAATTACCACGTCTGTTGAGGAGAATAGAAAGCTCTCTATGACTATCTCCAAGTCTTGATACATCATAACGTTCCCAGTTCAAAATGTTGTGTCTTGATGGAGCAAACAGTCCAATTAAAGTATCAGCATCTTGTTGGGTGTTTTTTGATATACCTAGTCCATCTGGAGTTGGTCTTAATCTGTTAGCTTTCATATTCTCTACAGACTCTTGAGACGCTGCTTGCTGTTGTACCATTACAGGTATGAAGTCCCACCTGTCTCTCATAGGCATAAGATAGCTTGAACTAAAGTTTTCTATGTTCTTTCTATCGTCATAATCCTTCTCCAGAGTTAGCAATCGAGCATGGTCTACCACAATTATATTATAAACATCTTCATCGTTAGGTTTGTAGTATCCTATATTTTTATTGAATTCTTCAAGTTGGATTTTGTAATCAGGAGTCATTTTGAAATCTCTGTCATCAGCGTGTAACACTATGGACATATCCATAGGTTTATTTTGCTTATCATAGTACACACCTGTTTTGTGTGCATATTCTCTGACGTGCTTATAGATTCCATAAGGATTCTTTGTGAAATCTATATATTCAACTACTGATTCAAAATCTTCAAACCATTGAAGAAACTCATCAGATTTAATAATACGTTCAGTAGTGTTATCCAGAATCTTTCCTGTGTAGATACTATCTACATAGTCTGGGGACATAGTAATACCGTGAAGATAAAACAATAAAAAGCTTCTAACTTCTTTTATTTTATCTTCTTTTGACATCTCAAGTGTGAAATATTTAATTCTTGGTTTAATATTAGTCTCGCTATATTTGGCGAACATAAATGGATTTATCACAAACAAAAAGTCAGTTATTTTAGACTTACCGACTTTTGAGTTAGCAGTAGTGATAAAATATCTACGTTTCATTATACCAGGAAAATATTCACTAAATCTTGGAAACGGAAACGGTATTGCTATATGCTTACCTTCTAAACGTAATTGCTTATTTCTTAGAGTTTCTTCAAGTGTTCTTTTGTAAATACTCATACAGTACTATTCAAATTATTCCATTTAGAGACAATACGTTCTCCTATTCTACCTATATAGGTAAGTTTTAAATTATCACTGTTTCTACTTACTTCCGTATAAGATATATTTTCAATGTTATTAACATATAGAGGATCAAAAACTCTATTTCCATCTTTAATATCTATTAATGCTACTTTTGAAGCATCTGTTTGACTTAATAAGCAAATTGATTTTATTTTACTTGAATACTCTACAGAAAAACAATCTCCTATAGAGTATTTTCTATCTTCTGATATCATAACATTTTCTTGTTTTAAAACGTATTTTTTGAATTGTTCTAGTGTTATCTCTGTATACCCTTCATGCGGTTCAGTAGAAGTACAACTACCTTCCCAAATTCTAGGATAGTGATAGATGGGACAACCTTCTAAATCTTTTGAGTAATCTATCTTACGTCTCATTGATGGATTCACATCTGTATTTTCGTTAAACCAGTTACCAATAAGATTTCTATCGTATCCACTGTCTATACACCAACATCTAGGTAATATAAAATTATCCATAATTTAAACTTTAGTTGTAAAGAAATCTTCTCTGGTTTCCAGAGAATCAAATTCATCATAGAAATTCTTATCTGCTAAATAAGTTCTTGCTTTCTTACAAAATCTTTTATCAGATAGACTTCTATAATACTTCTCAATGTGTTTAATTGCCAAATGTTTTTCTTTGTTTTTAAGACGTCTCCAATGTTTTTCTGCTGCTACTTTATCTGTCTTTGGTTGTTTGGTAATTTCGTGCCATCGTTCCCAAAATTCTTCAAAAGAAACTGTTCTAGACTCTGCTTTGAATAAATCTATTGCTTTCTGTCTTGGAAATATTTCATCACCTATAACTTTGATATACATATCAGCTTCAAGTTCTGATATGATTTCATCACTGCTTAATCTAAAGTGAGGAAGATCTACTTCTTCAACAATAGCCTGCAAAGTTACAAATTTTTCTATAGAAAGTCCAGATTTTTCTAACAAATCTACATTGATAACTAATTCTAACATTTCCTCAACTCTTTCATTTTATTATAGATAGCTACGATTTCTTTAAGAGTACCTGATTTACATCCTACAGTAATTACGGAATCTACGTGTAAATCTGGTGTATGAATTCCTATACTAGGAAGAGAAGATAGAATATTCAACAACTTACTGATATAGTAAAAATCAACATTAACACCATCAATATTTACAGAATCTTTATGAATTACAACTAAATCTTTACCGAAAGGAAGTGTTACTTCTACTTCTTCATAAACGGGTTCAAACCAAAGATCTAATACTTTTGACTTTTTCCAAAATTCAACAGGTTTAGTATTTATTAAAAATGTTTTACTAAAATCACAAAGACAATCTACAGCTATTATAGAAGCAGCTTTTTTATACTCAGGTTTAGCTAATCTATAGCCAATAATCTTTTTCTTCATAGGTTCTTCCTTTAATATATATTTTTTAAACTGTTCAAAAGTAATTTCTGTATAATACGATTTATAAGCTGTATTAAAACCTTTGTATGTTACAAATTTATTACTAAATGCTCCAGCAGATTCTGAAAATGGATTAATTTTCTGTTTCCATTCGTTTATAACCTCTGTATTTTCTGGAGTAAGCCTTACATACCACTTTTCAGGAAGTTCAAAATCATAAAGTTCTATAAATTCTTCATAAGTTAGCTCTTTGATATCTTTTTGTCTTTTAAAATATTCTTCAGTTGTTCCAAAAGAAATCTCTTTATCTGAGTCTAGGTATAAATAAGGTTCAGTCTCAAGCTGTACTTCTTTTAGATGTCCATACCAATAACACCCGTGTGCAAATAATATCTTCTGAACTTTTTTGCTTTGTTCAGGAGTTACTTTTATTTTAAAAGGTTCTATTTTCATAATATTTGACAGTTTTTAATAATTAGTTTTAAGTCTTCTTTTTCTATTTCTACTTTATGATGGTTTAAAACCTCTTCTTCAGTAACTAAAACATTAAAAGAAGAATTTAGAGCTGCCGTTAGTTCCTTGTAATCTGTAAATCCTCCCTTTTTACTCTCAAGGAGTTTAATAAGCAGCTCTAAAGTCGTATCTGAAAGTTTAGTTAGTGGTTTTACTTTCTGTAACGTAGATATCATAATAGTTGATATTCTTCGTCTCCAATTAACTTGTCAAACCAAACTTCAGCTTGAGTATTCTTTGGAACGATATAAATTAAAATAGCTGTGTCTGTTATAGGAAGTCGATTTAATCTACCGCCCTTTTGATCGTTGTTAGTCTTACTACCATTATAACTCTCAAAGATTGCTATATTAGCTCCTTTGAGGTTAAGACCTAGAGTAAGTGACTGACAACTAGACAACTCTCTAATTTCTCCTGAGTTAAACTTATCAATCATTTCCTGATTGTGTAGTTTATCTCTTTTACTGTGTATGGAATACTTAGAAAGTTTATTAGCTTTTTCAGTAAGTTCTGAAAACAATAAAACTTTATTGTCAGAACTCTTCAAAAACTTTTCTTTAAGATTTAGAGCCATCTGTTTACTACTATCCAAGTTCCAAAGCATACGTTTTCTTTCAGAAATAGCCCACCAATACTTTGCAATAGCAGTTTTAGCTGCTTGCGGTACTTGTGAGCTTCTTAGATGAAACGTAGCTTTGGTTCCTAATACTGAATAGTTATAACCCTTTAACTCTTTGATTGCTTGACCTAAATTATAGCTAACTCTGGAATTACCATATGCAGCACTTACTTCAAAATAGAAATGTTCTAAATCTTTAGACAGAGCATGAAGAATAAATTCTTTATCTTCTGTTGCAAGTAAATACTTACCCGCAACTCTATCTATCTTTGAACGCATTAGGTTGAAATAGTGATTCTTTATGAACTCTGTAGAATCCTTTATAGTTTTCTCTAAATATTCATAGTGATCTTTCTCTCCAGACATCCAAGATTTAGATTTAGTTTCTACTTTGTATTTATAGTTATTTGTCAAATCGTATTTTAACACCTTGATAACTCTTCCATTAATTAAACCGTCTTCAGCGCTATCGTAGTATTCAAATATAATAGGACAGTAACTATCGTAGAACTGCTTCTTATCTTCTTTATTTTGGTAATCAGGAGTTCCAGTAAGTCCAAGTCTTTTTATACCAAGCTTTTGAGCTACTTGAATAAGTCTTCCGTATTCTTCAGTGACCATAGTATGAATTTCATCAAATACGATAAAATCATATTCTTTGATTTTCTCCTCTGACCACTTATAACAAGTTTGAATGTTTTCTAGGGTAAATAGAACATTCTGTACTTTTACTTGTGGAGAACCGTGAGCTCCATCGGTAACAAAGAAATAGTTACTTTCTGAAGCTGGCCACCACTTCATAATCTCTTTCTCCCAATTATCTTTAAGGTTAGTACGTGGACTTGTTATAAGAATATTAGTAAACTTATTTTCTTTAATAGCATCAATAGCTAACTTGGACTTACCAGAACCCATAGTTAAAACCACAGTTCCTACATATTTAGAATCAATAATTTTTTGTAGTGCACTTTTTTGTAATCTATCTCTAGTCAATTTAAACACTTTTAAGTCCTCTAAATTCTCTTGATTTATTGTAGATTTCCATAAACTTTTTAAAAGTATCTCTTTGACACCCGACGTTTATGTACTCTATAGTAGGTTTTACATAGTGACCAATATCTAACATATATGCATCACTGACCATGTCATAGATATAATCTAATTCTTCTGCTGTAACAATACCAACACCTGGAATATCTACAGAACCGTTTTCTTTTACTGTAACCGTATAATCTCCAAAAGATGTAGCGTATTGTATAGTCCTCCAAGTTCCTTTAGCATAAATATTTACCCCCCTATTATAAAGTTCGTCTTCGGCTGGAAAATATTTCCAAGCATCTTTGTAAATATTACCTACATAAAGTTCACCAATTCTAGAAAGTTTAAAACCTTCTATAAATCCACGTTCTTCTGCTTGTCTAATAAGTTCTTCTTTGATTTCTTCGTGTGTAGCTAATCTGAAACATTTGATACTATTTGAACAGTTAGCCATTGGAGATATTTCTAGTCCAGAATTTCTTACAGTTTCAGGATTAAAAACAAGGGATTTGTTTGAATTATCTACCCGGTCTACCTTCAAAATACAATCTTTCCGCCAAAAAGAGGT